TACACTAGCTAATAAAGATGTTGTAAGAGAATTCTCTGATGTAGAAGGAGTTCAAAATGATCCATTTGGAATTGGTTCACCAACTGAAGAAGATCTGGCTGAAGAAGATCAAATGGATGAAGCTACTCAAGATGTATCAGCACTAAGAAATGCAAATGCATCTGGTACACAAGATTATAATCAGACTCAGGATATGATGAGTCAGCTTGATGAAGCTAGATTCAATGCTCAACAAGATCAGATGTCAAGACAAAGTCAAGAAGGTGCAAGAGCTAACATGACTCAGGAAGAAGCAACTAATGCAATGATCAATAATCCATTTATGCCAGGATATAATCCTAATCAAAAAATGGATCCTACATCTGTGCAGAACAGAGCTATGATAGAGCAAGGTCAGATACCTCCTAATGTTGGAGCTAATCCTGAAATTGCTATGGGTAATTTTAATCCAGCTTCTGGAATGCAACAGGTTAATCAATCTGAAGTATTAAATAATCCTAATTCATTCCCTAATGTCTTTCCTAATCAAGAGAGAAGGAGATATGATAGCATGTTTGAACAAACAGGAGATATGGGAACACTAGGTCAAGAGGAGTATCAAAATCAAAATCCTGGTATAAGAAACTTTCAACAATATTCTGATCCATTTGAAGGTGCCTCATCTAATGATGATATGAACTTATATGGTACAATGGATGGTATGTCTGAAGGATCAGTAAGAAATAGAGAAGTTCAAGCTAAACAGAACTTAATAGCTCAACAAGCTAAAGCCGCAGAACAACAAAGACAACAACAAACACAAAGACAGCAATCACAAGAGCAAAAAAGTGGTAGTCAAGGTTCAAATAAGGATGTTAAAGCTAGAGCAACACAAGCTCAAAACTCTAACAGGCAAACAACACGTAATGCTGGAAATGACTTTGATATAAAAGGTGTCATTAATAGTGCCAAAGGTGATCTTAGTGGATTTAAAGATTCAGAACTAGGAGCTAAAACAATGTTTGCAATTGATCAGAGATGGCAAAATATGTCAAAAGCCCAAAAGAAAAACTATGGTGATTATAAAAACTACTTAAGAGTAGAAGGCTATGACAAGTTTGCTAATGCTGTAAATTCAAAACAGTTTGGTGGAGATAGTAATCTTAATAGATTTATTTATGGAGATGAAGTTACTAAAACTTCAACTGGAATGGCAAGTCCAATAGTATATACAAACAATAGAGCTATGGAAGGTCTATCAGATGTAGACTTAACAACTAATAATACTGGTTTATCTGGCTTACAGCAATCTTCTTTTTTTGGTGATCAACAATCATTTAACAAACCAACTCTTGATCAACAAACAGGTTGTACAGAAGATGAAAAGAAAGACCCTACAAGTAAATGTTATGATGCAGAAAAGTACGGGATGAAAATTCAAGAAGATGCATTAGGTTCAGCAAGAGAAACTACTAAGAAAACTTATGCTCCAAAAGCTGGTAACTTTGCAGTAGACTTTAAAAATAAAAATGCCTATGAGGTAGATGCACAAGGTGTACTTAATAGTGCTAATGCAGGCGCAAGAGGTGTATTAAACTTTTTTGAGAAAAGAGGTCAGAAAAAAGCAAACAAAAACTTCTATGACAGGTTTACTGCTGATAATTTATATGCAAGTGATCCAATCAGAGACCGTGGAGACTATGAAGCAAACTCTGGATTATATAGACCAGATGAGCAAGGTCAAACATGGAACAGTAGATCTGCTAAGTATGGTGGGTTTATGCAAGCTGGTGGCTTTGTAGAGGGTGATGTAGTAGATATGACACAAGAAGAAATAGAAGAGTTTTTAGCAAATGGTGGTGAATTAGAAATGATAAGTTAAATATAATGAAAGTTAGAATTAAAAAGGTACCGCAAGCCAGAACTGGTTATCAAGTACGTGGGGCTTTAGCAAATGATGTACCTGCTATGGGAGGTGCAGATTATGATGCATATGCTAATAAGCCAAACATGAAATTTAACAGAACCCTTTCTGCTGTACCAAGAGAGGAGGCTAACTTAGAAGCTGAAGGAGGAGAAACAGCAATGATGAATACAGGAAACATTCCTGCTTTCTATAATATTTCTGGACCCCGTCATGCTCAAGGTGGTGTACCTTTAAACTTACCAGATGATAGTTTTATATACAGTGACTTTAGAGAAATGAAATTAAAGGATCCTGCATTACTAGCTAAGTTTGGTAAATCAGTTAAGAAAGGTACTGCTTATACACCAGCAGAGTTATCTAAACAGTATGATATAAATAAATACAGAACTATACTTCAAGATCCTGACTCAGATAAAATAGACAGGAAAACTGCTGAGTTAATGATCCGTAATTATAATATGAAGTTAGGAGCACTTGCTTTAGCACAAGAAGCTAAGAAAGGATTCCCTCAAGGTATACCAGCTGTTGCAAAACCATTTATGGAAGCCAATGGTCTATCAGAAGAAGACTTTATACCGCAGGAGGAAGAAGAAGCTACAGAGGCTGGATTAGAAGCAGAGGGTGAAGAGATGATGGAGGAAGAAGGTCAAGCTCCTCAAACTATGCCTGATGGATCTCCAGTAGCTATGCCACAAGGACAACCTATGCCAGAACAAGGAGCACCAGAACAACAAATGATGCAACCACCAATGCAATACGGTGGCTACCCTATGGCTATGTATGGTATGGAGATGGGTGGATATGGGATGCCATTCTACAATGATCCTAATCAAATGGCTTATGGTGGTATGGCTGGTTATCAAGGTGGTGGTAATAAGAAAAGAACATACACAAAAGAAGAACTTGCCTCAAGAAAACCAAAAGAAATTACAAAAGGAAAAAGACAAGGTGAAGGTTGGGAAGACCTAGGAAATAATACCTATGGTAGGGGTACTATATCTGGTAAAGAATGGACTGGTGGAGGCGGAGGCGGAGGAAAGTTTAAGGGTACTCAGGATCAATACTTAGATGCTATTTGTAATAGAATGAAAAATGGTGACTTAAAAGGATTAACACTAGATCAAGTAATCAAAGATGCCAGAGCCGTTGTAGATACACCAGAGTTTAGAGCTAGACTTGGCCCATGTGTAACAGTTGAGGAAAACTTAGAATATATTCAAGAAGAAGCTGCACCAGTAAATGAACAAGAGTGTGAGTGTGAATATCCAGATGGTAGTAAAGAACGTATGCCTAAGAATGAAGATGGAACATGCCCTCCTTGTAAAAAAGAAGAGGAAATAGAAGTAGAAGGTGATTATGGTGCTGAAGTTCCTATGGGTGATGGTTATGCTCCATGGTGGTTACAAGATACAGTAAACACTATGGGTGCTTATGGTGATCTAATGAGTACTAATAAGTATATGCCTTGGGCTCCAAGAGTTGATCTTGAAGAACCAAGACCTACATTCCTAGATCCTACTAGAGAACTAGCTGCACAATCGGAACAAGCAAACATAGCAGCTCAAGCATCTAATGCTTTTGCCGGAAGTGCTCAGCAAACAGGAGCTAGGTTAGCTGCAATACAAGGATCAGCAGCAGAACAAGCTGCAAATACACTTTCTAATATTAATAACCAAAATGTTGGTATAGCAAATCAGTTTGAAGGACAACAAGTTGGAATTAGAAACCAAGAACAATTGCAGAACCAACAACTTGCAAGCAAACTGTATGATCAAAATACAATTGCTAACCAACAGTTTGATAATACTCAAGCAGCTAAGAGAGGTATATTACGTAGTCAGTATAACAATGCTGTTACTAATAGAGCTAAAACTGATGCAATGAATCAGATGTATCCTAACTATGCTGTAGATCCTTCAAGTGGTGGTTTTATGAATTATGTACCTAATGAAAGAGATCCTAATCCAATCAAACCAGAAGATGATATTGCATATGCAAAATCATTAGAAGCAGCAAATTTACCTAAAGAAGTAATTGCTGTGATGATAAAGGAAAGATTAAGAAGAGGTAGTGCTGGTAGTGCTGGTGCAGGTCCTGATCCAAATGTAATGGCACAGATGTATTCACAAAGAGGTGGGTTTTTAAAGAATGGAGGCTTTGTTTATGCTGACATGATGTATCCATTTATTTTCTAAACTTTTGAGGTTTATTAAACTTATAAAATTTTAATAGTTTTACACTAAGATAAAAAGACTATGGCAACGTATTTACAATCAATACCGGGAATATATAAAATCACTAATATAACTAGTGGTAAGATATATATTGGTTGTGCTTCTAACATAAGAACTAGAATAAATGGTCATCTTTATGATTTAAGAAGAAATAAACATAAAAACAGTTATTTGCAAAGAGCATGGGTTAAGTATGGTGAAGAAAATTTTATTTTTGAGATGATTGAAAAATGTGATAAAAGTAATTTACATGCTAGAGAACACTATTGGGTTAATGAATTTAATTGTTTAGACAGGTTAACTGGTTACAATCTAAAACCCACGGATCCAAATGGCTGCTCTATACATTCAGAAGTAACAATAGAAAAACTAAGACAAGCAAACAAAAGTAAGAAACCATCTCAAGCCTGTATTGAAGCTGGTAAAATATACAATGCCTCAGAAGAATGCAAGATGAATTTAATAGAAGCTAGAAAAAAATTAAAAGATATAGATTTTAATGTAGTTAATGCTCATAAAAGAAAGTCTATAATAAATATAATTACAGGTGAAGTATATGAATCCTTAGCAGTTGCTGCAAATACTTTAAATATCCCTGAATATGAATTATCAAGACGCATTTTAGGAAAAAGAAAAAATAATACTAATCTAATTTACTTATAATGAGTACCTATTTACAGGGCGTAACAGACTACATACCAGAATTTCAACCATTTCAACCGGACCTGAACTTCTATAGCAATGTTTTACAAACTAAGCAAACTCAGTATGATAGCAACTGGCAATCATTAAACAAAATGTATGGTCAGTATTTCTATGCTGATTTAACTAGAGATGGTAACATAAAAAAGAAAGATGAGCTTTTAAAAAACATGGAGTTTAATTTAAAGAGAGTATCACAACTTGATTTATCTTTAGAACAAAATGTTAATCAAGCCACTCAAGTTTTTAAACCTTTCTATGAGGATAAGAACCTAATGAAGGATATGTCTTGGACTAAAACCTATAATGCTCAAGTTGGTACAGCACAAGCATTACAAGGTTCAGCTGAAGAGGATAGAAGAAAACAATTTTGGGATACTGGTCTAAGAGAAATGCAGTATAAAAAAGATGAGTTCAGAAAAGCAGATGATGCTACTGCAATGGGATTTAATAATGTAGCATATACACCTTATGTAAACTCAGTTGAACTAGCACAAAAGATAGCAAAGGATGCAGGTTTATCAATTGAGTCTGTTGACTTTAGTCCTGATGGAAAATGGATAGTTACTCAAAAGAATGGAGAGAAACTAAAAGAACCACTTAGTAAATTGTTTGAAGCAAGGTTAGGATCAGATCCACAAGTACAAGCTGTATATAAAACTCAAGCTTATGTTAACCGTAAAGACTATGCATACTCTAATGCTGCTCAGTTTAATGGTGATCAGAATGCTGCAGAGATGAAGTATCTTGAGAATAGTTTTAATATCCTTAAAGATCAGAACAAACAAAGATATAAAGCTGTACAAGAAAGAAGCACATCTTATGAAAGTAAGATAAAAGCTATTGAAAAAGATATTGCTGATAAAAAAGCAGGACCGGATGCACAAAAAGAACTAGACAATCTTAAAGCAGGTAAAGAGATCAATGATAAAATTCTAGAAAGAGTTGAGAAAGAAAACAATGAGTTAAACAAAAACTCATCTAGTACACCATCAACTACTACTGGGTTTATTAATCCATACGGAGATGTTAATTCACTTAGGTGGAAAGTTGACGGAGGTATGGCAAACATGTTAATGTCTAAAGACTTAAATGAAGCTGCAGAAATATTTGCATACAAAGATGCTAAGACTAGTATCAAAGAGAACCCATATAAAGTCCTTGAGGTTAAGCATGCACAGTCAATGCAACAAATACATACAAGAGGTTCTTATAGTACCAGAGCTGCAAGTATTAGAGCAAAAGGAGCTACTGATGCTGCTAAAATAAGAAATGCTGGTGAGATGGAAGCTGTTAAAATGACAGAGCTTGCTAAAAAAGGTCTTGTTGCTCCAAAAGAAGTTCCTGTATATGATAAAGATGGTAATGTACAAATAGGTCGTGATGGAAAAGCACTGACTGAATATGTGTGGGCTAAAACTGAAAATGAGTTTCAAAAAGAAAATGTATTTGAAACAACAGACCAAGTAAACATTGCAGAACAAGTTAAAAAAGATCAGAATAAACTTAGCGGTGTATTTACAAATGCAAATGGACAGTTAAGTAAATGGATGGAGTTTGCAATGCAAGCCGGAGCAATTGATAAAAATGAAGCCTTAGAAGTTTTAAATGGTGAACATTTAGGTAATAAATACTATAGTGAATCAAAAGGTAGATTTATTGATCCTACAGCAGGAGGCATGTTTAACAAAGATGCTACTCTCAATAAGAATTATACTGTAGTAGATGTTATGCAGGATTCTGGTGCAATGACTGAATACAAAGGTGTTAAAGTTGCTGACCCTGAAAACAGAAGAGATAGAGCTCCGTTTGTTGTTACTAAAGAAAATATTGGAAGTCTTACTAAAGAAGATATATACAACTTAGGTAAAGCACAACAACACTATGATAAATCTGGATTAGGTTTTATTAAACAAGATGTAGGTAAAGCTCAACTAGAAAGTGCAAACTATTACAAAGGTTTAACAGATAGATTAGAATCCTATATGGATGATAATGCTAATGTTCCTTTTATTAAACAATCACGTCAGGAAGTTATGTCCTGGTTAAAGCCTGCACAAATGGCAGCAACAGAAAACTATAACTTTGAAGATTGGAAATATAAACTTAAAGAAGCTATTGTTGCTGATGATAAAGGTGCAGATATACTGTTTGATAAAGACAATAATTTAATGTCACCAGAGGAGATTAAACAAATTGCTTCTAGATCAGTATATGGTGAAGATGAGGTTGAAACTCCAAAACAAGGTTTCTGGAAATCAGCTCTTAACTCATTTAATTTCTTTGCAAGAAACAATGAGTCTTTAAAACCAGAGACTGTGGAGTATTGGAAATATCTGCTTCAACCAAATGATAAAGCTCCAGATTCATGGGTAGGTGAAAAACTTGCAAAGTATAGTCCTTATTTAAGAGGACCTGGTCTTTTAGGAGACACCGGTGCTGTTAAGGATTTCACTTATGTAACAATGAAAGAAAAACTTACTGAGGTACATAACAAGGCTTTTAAAAATATGGCTGATTCTCAATGGTTGATACAAAAAGGTCTTGGTAATATTCCTGGTAGCACAGCAATTGGTGAGGGTGGAACTGGACTTGCAGCTAATAGATCTACTATACAAGTTTTACCACAAGCTCCAGGTACTAAAGGTTTTGCAGCTTGGCATGGTTTTGTTAATGACGTAAGAAACATAGGTAACTTTGATGGTAAGCAAAGTGCAATATTGTTTGGTTCTCCTGGTATTGCAGGTTCAACAAAAACAGCACTTGATTCAGATGATGCTGTTGCACAAACTCAAAAGGGCCGAGCTCTTCTTGATGCAATGATTGCTTCTTCACTTGATCCAAATAGTGATTTAAAACCATTCACACTCAAAGCTCAAAACATAGCTGCTGGAGATCCTAACAAAGGAGCAATGATAATTGTGCCAGATCAAAAATGGCTAGAGCAATATAAGTCAAGTAAGGAAGGCGAAGATAATTTACTAACTGCTGAAGAATATAACTCTATTTTACAAAATGGTTTAACTGTAGTATCTGATCTATCCAACTTTAATAATAGTGCAATAACAAGTACTTACAAAACAGCAATGGAAAGTATTGTAGACTATAATGGATTCTATGAGGAAAATGTTCCCGGGGCAGGTAAATTTAGAGTTGAGAAAGGTGGGGCCGGTGTAGCAAATTATGTCACATCAACTTCATTTAAAATTTGGGATCCACAAAGAAATACATATAATGAAAATCTTGTTTATGATAGCTTTTTACCAAAAGAAAGAAATCTTGAACAGTATAGAGAGGATCAGATGAATAATCTCTATGAGGTGGACAGATACAATACTGAAGCATTTAATGCTGACTATGATATAAATTATTAAGATGGCTGAAGATACAACTCCTTTTAGTTCACTGGATCCACTAGGTCCCGAATATGGTAGAGCTGACTTACCAACTATTGATTCTCAAGGCTTAAGTCCTTTTGAGGGTGATAAAATTGAAGATCCCAAAATCAATTTCCCTAAACAAGAGATACCTCAGTATCATAGGATGATGCCCGGAACTGGTGGTATGGTTTATCCACAACAAATTACAAAAAGATTATCTGGTCAACCTCCTGGGAAAGCTGGAATTCAAGGAAGACTTAGTGCATCTCAAGTTAGTGAAGCCTTTGCAGCAAAAATGAAAGGTGATATGACTGCATCACAGTCAAAGGGTACGTATGGTGGTAGATACAATTATAATGCTGGTCCTTCTGGAAATGCCTATTACAAAAGATACCATGCTTATGGTCAAGAGAAGTTTGATCAAATAGGTTTTAGTCCTTTACAAGATAATGAAGCAGTCTTTAATGCACAAACAAGTAGATGGAGTGACTTTAGTAGAATGATGACTCATTCATTTTTACCTCTTGCTACTAATGCATTTGTGTCAGGACCTAAGAGTTTAGTTAACGCTCTTCAAGGAGACTTTAGTGCAGATACAGAAGGTGCTAAGTTATATGAAGAAGCAG